AAATGGGTGTATTTAAAAGAAAACACATATGGGTTTGATGCAATAGGTTATAAAGGTTGGGAAGACCCACCACAAATTTTAGAATTTATTAAGAATCATATTGACCACAATAGAATGTTTGAACAAGCAATGGATAAGAAAATTGGTATGTTTTACAAATCTATGAAGTGGGAAGATGTGGTAGATAAAGAACAAAGTATTGAAAGATTTTTTTGATTTTGAGAATTCTTGTATATATGTATATATAGAGATAATTAACAATTAACAAATGGAGAAATGGTTATGAACAAATCCGCGTTACTACGATTTATTAACAAATACACTCTCGGTGGAGAGATTAAATCTGTTAAATGGTCTTCCAATGGAACATCATTATCAACAAGATTTATAAGTGGTGATAAATCATTAGTTGGTTCAGTAAAACTTGATAAGGTTAAGGATATTGAACCGAGTGATGTAGGTGTATATAATACATCACAATTAGTTGCTCTTCTAAATATATTGGGTGAAGATGTTGACTTCCAATATCAACAGATGGGTGATAAGTTTGTAAGTGTTGAGATGGCAGATACTCAAGGTACTAAATCAAAGTATATGTTGAGTGATTTATCAGTTATCCCTACACCACCAGACTTGAAAAATTTACCAAGTGAATGGGATTTAGAGATTGAAGTAGATTCATACTTCATCAATACATTCATTGGTGGTAAAAGTGCGTTACCTGATACAGATACATTCACTATTGCTAATTCAGATGGTAAGGTAGAAGTTATCATTGGTTTTAGTAATCAGGCAACAAACAGAGTTACAATCCCTGTCAAAGGTGATTTGACTGGTAAGTTAGATGTGGTATCATTTAACGCAACTATGTTTGCTAATATTTTAAATGCTAACAAAGAGTGTCAGAAGGCAGTTCTTAAAGTTAGTTCACAAGGTATTGCAACCATCAGTTTTAACATTGATGATTACTATTCGGAGTACTACTTAGTAGCAACACAACAAGTTAATTAATGTATTTAGAGTATTTTGACAAGTTCAAAAACATGGAACCATATCTCTTTATTGGTGAGGAGGAATGGGAACACATCAAGAAAACTTTTGACAAGGAAGATGTAAAAGAATCCTTAGCAAAAGTTGCGATGGAATATCCCATTCCTTATGCCAGTATTTCTGAAGATGATGCATTTGATGCTCTCAAGAAATTAAAGGGTATGAGACACAATGAAATTCTCATTGAGGGAGAATGGTTTGCTCGTGAGGGTACTGATTTTAAATACGATTTAACATTCGAGGGTAAACAACAATACTTTAAAAGAATCAATACTGGTAACAAAGCAAGTAATTACTTTCAACAACAAAATAGATGGAGTGTTGATGGTACAATTGCACCAGGTCCTAAGAGAACTTGGGAAACTGAAAAGTATATGACAAGTTTGATGGGTTCTGCATACACACTAAAGTTATCAAAGATAGATGCAGGTAACTTGAGAATCATGTTGAGTCTAAGAAAGTATATTTGTTCTCAGTTTAAACCAAATGTTGCAAAAGTATTATATGATAAGTTAGAGAGTAAAAGTATCTTAGATTTCTCGGCAGGTTGGGGAGATAGATTGGCTGGATTCTATGCAAGTGAAACTGGTGAGTTCTACATGGGAATTGACCCAAGAAAAGAAAATCATCCTATCTACGAAGAACAGAAACAATTTTATGAAAAACATAGAACTATGTTTGAGGTTGATAAAAAAAGTATGTTTGTAGAGTATACTGCAGAAGATTTTGAATACAAACCTGATTCGTATGATACTGTCTTCACATCACCACCATACTTTAATGTTGAGAGATATAGTTATGATGATACTCAAAGTTGGGTTAGATATAAAACCATTGATGAGTGGAATAAAAACTTTTTACAGAAAACACTAAAAAAAATCTGGCCTTCTATCAAGAGTGGTGGATATTTATTAGTGAACATAAGTGATGTTTATGCTAGTAGTGGTGGTAGTAAGAAGTGGTTAGAGATATGTAATCCTATGAATGATTTCTTAAGTACCTTTAGTGATTCAGAATATCAAGGTTGTATTGGAATGGAAATGGCTAAACGACCTAATAGTGGTGGAGCAGGAACCGCATCAGAAGAGAGATTCAAAGACGAAACAAAGGAACTGGCAGAACAGACGAAAGATAAAACTTTTTGTGAACCAATATGGGTATGGAAAAAATATTAATAAGTAATGATAAACCTTTATTTACTAAAGAAGAATGTTTAGAGATAAAAGAGTGGGCAAAGTTAAAAGTTCAATGGATGGATAACTTTGACCCGTATACTGATGATTATGTTCCAATGTGTTCAAAGATGTTATCAAGTATCATACATTGGGATGAAGATGAAAAGTATATGTGGTTACATGATAGGATATTAGATTGGGGTAAATCATTGAATCTTGGTATAAAAAGATTAGGTACACCAGAGTTGAGAACTAATTGGTTTATGATTAATAGTTATCCACCAGGTACATTTTTCAAACCACACTCAGATAGAGTTGGCGAATTTAAAAAATTAAGTGATGAAGAAAAAAGAATGAAAGGTAGTGAATTACCATCAATTGAAGATAAAGACCACATTAGAGTTATGACATTCGTAACACAATTATCAGAGGCATCAGATTATGAGGGTGGAGAAGTACAACATGATTTAAATTCCACTGGTGTTTTATTGAACGATGGTGATAACAAAAATATAGTTACAAAGAGTAAAGAAATTGGTGATACATCATTACATAGTTGTGATTTAATACATTGGGTTAATCCAATAACATCTGGCAACAGATGGAGTTTACAAATATTTTTAGAAGAGGATAGTTTCGTATGAGTGAAATAAAAAATAGTTTATGGGTAGAAAAGTATCGGCCGTCAAAACTTGACAGCTACATAGGTAACCAACACCTAAGAAGTAAAGTCAAGGTCTACATCGAGAGTGGAGATTTGCCACACCTTTTACTATACGGACGTGCTGGTACAGGTAAAACCACTCTCGCCAAATTACTTGTTAACAATATAGATTGTGATTATCTATATATTAATGCATCTGATGAGAATAGTGTGGATGTAGTTCGTGAGAAAGTGAAGAACTTCGCATCAACACTTGGATTCAAAGAGATGAAAGTGATTATCTTGGATGAGTGTGATTACATTACACCAAATGCACAGGCAGCATTAAGAAATCTAATGGAAACCTTTAGTAAGAATTGTAGGTTTATCTTAACTTGTAATTATGTTGAGAGAATCATAGACCCGATTCAAAGTAGATGTCAATCATTTCAGATAGTTCCACCAGATAGAAAAGAAGTTGCAGTTCATCTAAATACTATTCTAACAAAAGAGGGAGTTAAATCAGATATTAATGATATCGTAACCATAGTTAATGGTGGTTTTCCTGATTTAAGAAGAGTAATCAACGCCGCACAACGACAAGTGGTGAATGGTGAATTGGTTATCGATGAGGGTATGAGTATTCAGAATGATTATAAGAACCAAGTATTAGAAATCTTGAAAACACAAGATAAGAAGAATTCGTTTAAAAACATTAGACAACTATTGGCAGATTCAAAGGTAACAGATTTCTCTGATTTATTCAGATTGTTATTTGATACAGTCGATGATTGGGGTAGAGGACATGTAGCAGAATGTATATTAGTTCTATCACAATATCAACAGAGTGATGCGGTTGTAGTTGATAAAGAGATTAACATTATGGCAATGTTCATAGAAATTATAGGGAAAATAAAATGAGTAAAGATAGAAAATATCAAGAACCACCACAACAGATAGATATAGGGGATACAGAAACAATAGTTTGTGAAGAGTGTGGAAACGCATCATTCATACAATCATTCTTTCTAAAAAGAATATCACCATTAGTATCACCAACAGGTAAGGAAGCAATTGTACCAATACAAGTATTTGCTTGTGGTAATTGTGGTTCTATACCAAAGAACATGATGAGTCAAATTCAACAAGGTGATGTATAATAAACAAATTAGATTTCAAAGAAGATGTAATGGTGTGTGGAATATAGAAGAGTTACCACTTGGTTGGAGTTTTCATACAGAAGAACCTACTATAGAATTAGTAGAATCAGCACTATTATCTTTTCATAAAGATATTGGTAATTATGATGGTATGTGGAATATAGATGATTATCTATGGAGAATAAAGAATGGTAGAAAATTTCATTACTTAATTGAAGATAATGAAATAATAGGATTTGTATGGCAATCACCAAATGGAGAAGTATTAAAATATTGGGATGAAAATGGTTCACCAGCTTTTGATTCACCAAGTTGTGGTTATGATTCTGAAGTAATGAGTGTTGGTGAAAACAATAGTTATGCATATAATACATGGATTACTAAAAAATATCGTGGTTCAGGTATACATTTAAATCTTCGTTCATTTAGAGAGATGGAAAGAATCGGTAAAGATTCTATAATACATGATGTTGAGATTTGGAATAAATATACTATAGTTCATTGTATAAAAAGTTTAAAATCAGACATCATAGATTTTTTAGAGAGATGATATTTATAGATAGGAGAAATTAATGTCCATAATAAATTATTCACAAAAAACAAGCGTAGAAAACAATTTAAAAGAAGTATGTAATACAATCACAGGTAGTGCAGGTGGTTGGCCAACAGATACTCACGCAGGTATCTTACAATGTTATGATTTTACAATTGAAGAAACCACAAATGATTTAAAGATTTTTGAGTACAACACGAATATTATGTATTCTGCTGCAGAGACTTTATTTAGTGATTTACCAAATGATATCACTACTTATGTAGCATCAAAGGGGTATGATAATGTGGTGGTATATGGTAGTATTGAATTCGATATACAGAATCCAGGTCCAGCACAGGCACTAACATTATCTTCAAGTTTCGCTGCACAGAATATTAGTTCTTCTTTTAATTATACGGATAGTGCTCAGTATTTAGCAATGAGAGGGGATTCAAATGAATCAAATACTTTCCATTTGTTTATACAATCACCAACACATACTGATGACAACATACATAAAATAGTTAGTGGTTCATGGAACAAGAGTCATTTCAGAACTTTTCTAAGTTCTAATCATAGTGATTATCTTATTGATTCATTTAATTCAGCATCAATATCTACTAATGTAGGTGATTATCCAGATTATGTTGTAAAAACCAATACAGGTGATGCATCATTTTATGGATTCAATACTTCAATTCATTTTAATTCATATCTTGTAGATTATGAACAAACTATAGTAGATAGTGGTAGTTGGGTTGACCCAGAAGAGGGTGAACAACATTGGCAAATAATGACAGACCAAACAGGTAGTATGGCGTTTTGGTATCATTATGATATAGAAGCTGGATTCGATAAATATGCAGAAAAATTTATAATTTCTTCTGGTAGTGTTGATGGTACACGAAAATTTTTAGGTAATGGTAGAGCAGTTTATTTATCAACACCAACGGAAGTTATATCTATTGGTTCTTATTTTGATAGTAAGTTTGCATTACTAAAACCACCTATAGGTACTATTACTAAAGATACTCAGAATTATACTTGGAATGTAAAAGGATACAATGGGCCTTCAACACCACAAGGTACAAACATTCGTATGTATGATGGTAGTACAAAGGCAGTTGAAAATGTTGCAGTTGGTGATGTTGTTAAATCATACTATCCAATTGGGATGTCAATGAATGATATTGATTTCTTTGGATACTCAACAAATGATTTAAGTGGTAGTTATGCAAGTGGTTCTGTAGTTGTGGGAACTTATAGTAGAAATGAAAAAGAGTATAATTTAGTAAATGGTAGTTATAAAATACCTGAACTTGCATCTGTATTCGTAAATAAATTAGGTGTTGGTCATTATAAATTTGTAAAAGGATATGAGGTAGAAGCAGGAGATGAGTTATATAAACAAGATGGTACTTGGGAAGAAGTAACTTCAGCTGCTCGTCAATCAAGTGCAACCACATTTTACTCATTAGATGTAGAGGATATTGATACTTACTTTTCAAGTGATATATTAGTTCATAATTTACCAAAGAAGTAATGAAAAAAAATGATGATTTTAGGTTTTATGTACAGATTCCGAACTTCTTAACTTCGGAAAAATGTCAAGAAATTATAGAAGCCATTAATGATAATGAAAAGATTGTTGATGGTTGTGTTTCAGATGATTCAACAGAACATCGTGAAAACACCATAATACCCGAAGTAAGAATCACAAAAGAATCTTATCTCTTAGAACAACCACAAGATTATAATAACAGAGCAATACCAGAGTTAGATTGGAGTTGGTTATCTGATAAAATGTTTCAAATGGTTCAGTTAGTTAACGATAAATCTTTCAAGTTTGATATACAAGGAATAGATAAAGAGTTAAAATATATTGAGTATGGTATTGGTGGACATTATAATTGGCACATGGATTTAAATCCAACGGATAGTAATACAAGAAAACTAACAGCAGTGGTACAATTAAATGATGGTTATGAGGGTGGTTACTTAGAGTTTGGTGTACAAGATAGAAATGGTGAGTGGTTTAAGGTTCCAAAGATGAAAGGAAGTATAACTATTTTTCCATGTTTCTTATCACATAGGGTATCACCAGTAACTAAGGGTAGAAGACATGTGGTTCAAGAATTATATTTAGGGGATGCGTTTGTTTAAAGAAAACAAATTATTTAAATGGTATTTAGAACGAAAAGGTTTTTTAACTCAAGAAGAGTGTGATAAGATAATATCAGAAATTAAATCACAAGGTACACTCAAAGTAAAAGAAAATGGTTGGGATGATGTACCTAATGGTAAATTTGTTAAGTTAGATAATCAAAAACTTTCTGATAGTATTTTCAAGTGTGTTAAACTTGCAAATGATTTAAGTTTTAAATTAGATATAAGTGGTGTTCAAGGTTGTTATGGGAAAGAATATTATTGGAATACTTTTGAAGAATCAGAAACATTACATTGTGATATTCAACCAGGTGATATAACTAATACTGCAACTAAGATTACCACGATATTATTTCTGAATGATAATTACAAAGGTGGAGAGTTACAGATTTGGGATACTAAAGTAAAACCAGAAGTTGGTAAACTAATTATGTTCCCATCATTTGCTGGACACAAAGTAAAAGAGTTCACTACTAACGATAGATATGTTGTAGTTACATTTATAGGTGGTAACCATTATGTATGATGAAAATAAAACATTTGAATTTGTTATTTACAAAGAAAATTTCTTAAGTGATAAAGAGTGCGATGAATTAATAAAAACACTTGATACAGAAGAACTAACAGATGGTGAGTTGGTTGGTGATTACGAGGATAATGTTGTTAACAAGAATGTTAGACAAACACTTAACATAGATTTTCATGATGAGAATTTATTCAAAAGATTAAATGGTGCAATTAATGTTGCAAACCTACAATACTTTAACTATGATATAGATAGTATAGATAATCTTAGATTCCTAAAGTATGGAATCGGTGGAACTTATAACTGGCATACAGATTATGGTAGGAATCAATGTTCCATGAGAAAACTTACTGCAATAATTCAGTTATCAGATGGTAATGATTATGAGGGTGGTGATTTTGAATTTGGTATCACTAATACAGAGGGTACAGGTTTAATTACAGGTAATAGAACTAAAGGCTGTTTATTAGTATTTCCATCATTCTTATCACATAGAGTTTCACCAATCACAAAAGGTAAACGATATTCTATCATAACTTGGATGGAAGGCAATACATTCAAATGAAGATAGCATTATGTTTGTGTCCACAATGGTCATTGATAACACCATCGTTTGCACTTGGTAGTTTGTCTGCTGCATTAGAACATGATGGACATGAAACCGAACAGATAGATTTAAATTTATTATCTGCATACTATCTTGGAAATGAGAGAGAATTGTTTTGGAGATTCTCACATACAGAAGGTCCAATCATGGATGGTAGAAAACTACAACAAAACCTTAAAGATGTTGTTAAAATATTTGAAAAGTTTTGGGATAGTTGGATTGATAAAATGTCAAAGTTTGATGCGGTATGTTTCACTACATATGAAACCAATATATTAATTACAGATTATATCGCTAGAAAAATAAAACAGATAAATCCTAAAGTACAGATTTGGTATGGTGGACCGCATTGTATTGATTCAGAAAAAGGTGGATTGATTGCAACGAGAGATGGTAAAAAATATTACAGAGAGTTTGTAGATGTTGGTTGTGGATTAAATGAGGGTGAAATAATAATACGAGATTTGGCAAATAGTTATGAACTTAATCAAAACTATGATGGTGTAAAGGGTGTTTGGATTTGGGATAGAATTGCACCAAGTTTCCCTACTGCATTACCAGAGGGTAGAAGTGGTAGAAAACCAGTCTATGGTGGACAATCACAGATAGTAAACATGAATGATTTGATACCACCAAAATGGGATTCTAATACTATGGAGTTGTATAGAAATCTAAACAAAGAAACATCACTTATGATACCAATACAAACTGCACGAGGTTGTACATTCAAATGTACTTTCTGTCAAGAGACGAGATTATACAGACATAAATCTGCAGAAAAAATTAGAGATGATATAAAACAATTGTATGAAGAACATGGAGTAGAACAATTTTGGTTTGTAGATTCATTAATGAATGGTTCTATAAAACAATTCTCAAAGGTTATTGATTTAATACATGAACTACCTTATGATATAAAGTGGGGTGGATATTGTAGAACATCTAAAAAGATGGATGATAAAATGATGAAGAAGGCAGCAGAGAGTGGTTTGAAATGGATGGAAGTTGGTGTAGAAAGTGGAGTGAATAAAATTTTAGGGTTGATGGAAAAGGGACAAACTACAGATGATATAGAACAAGTGATGAAAACCACATACAATAATGATATAGGATTATCTATTAATTGGATACCAGCATTTCCACAAGAGAACTCAATGGATTTTTTACAGAACCTACATTTTTTATACAAGAACTCAAGTTACATCAGTAATACAACGGATGTTCCAATGGGATTCTCTGAGTATAATAAAAATCTAAGGTATTTGAGTAGAGTTAGTTTAATGTTACCAACACAATTATATGAGGGAACACCATTAGAGGTTCACAAATCAGATTATGATATTGCTGATAATGATTTTTTAGAGAAGTGGGTTAGTAATGATTTCAGAAATAACGCACTAAATAGAACTGCAAGAACACAATTAACAAAACTATTGTTAGAGATTTTGGATGTAGAACATTCCACACATGAACCACATCAGATACAAATAGAAACAATGGATTTTTATGGTGAACCAAGTGATATAGATTTTAGTTCATCTTGGTTAAACTTTGCAAACGAGAACATCGTAATTAAAGATAAAAAGAAAAGTGTTATACAATCAGTAGTGGATGATATAAAGGTTTGGTTGTGGTTGTTGTATAAAATAAAAGGTGATTATGATATTAAGTTTAAGGCAAAAGGATTATTAGTTACAGGTAATGAGATTACTAATGCAGATTTTAATTATAATGTGTTTATGTCAGTTAGAGATGGAAAATATAATTTGTTAATAAACCAACAATTACAATCAGACGAGATGGATTATACAGATACTTGTGTTGAGTTTGGAGATTTCAATGAGATTGGTGAGAGTAGAGGTACAAATTATTTAGATACACAAGATTACGAAAAGTATAGGCGTTCATATCCAAGAACACCACATACAAATCGATACTAAAAATAATACACTTTCATAAAAAAATTAACTATTTATATAAAAGGTTTCAAAAATGTCTAAAAGTTTATTCGACCACATAAAACAAATTACAAATGTACAAAATCCAATGTATTGGGAATCACTCGATGATGGTGATAAGAAAACATGGAGTAACTATATGGTTCATCGCTTTCTAAGTATGAAATCAGAGTGGTTGGTTGTGGTGAATGAGATACAAAAGTATTGGGAGTTGGCTCCTAAAAATGTATATCAGTTTTATGTTGATGTGTTACCAAAGGGTAGAACTTTTTTAAGATATGTGAAATCAAAAAAGAAATCAAAAGTTGAGAAGTGGGCAATGGAACACCTTACTGATTACTTTGAATGTAGTACAAGAGAAGTGGAAGAACACTTAGAAATATTAACCAAAGAACAAGTAACCACTATCATAATGAAGTATGGTGTGGATGACAAGCAACTAAAGAAAATATGGAGTAAGTAATGAGCCAGAGTTTTAGAAAAGAAGAGCAGTTTTACATGAAAGAAATGGAATGGGGAGTTAATTCAAAAACCAACACCACTTATATGAATTATGAGTTTGATATAGATTCGTTATATTCCACAATAGTTAAAATGGATTATTTAGTGAGAGTCAATCCACACTTAGATATTAATTTAAATATTGCTTCTTATGGTGGTGATGTTTATTCTATGTTGGGATTAGTTGATTATATAAAAAATTTACCAGTCAAAGTTAACACACATTGTATCGGAACTTGTATGAGTGCTGCTTCAGTATTGTTAGCAAGTGGTACAGGCACAAGAACAATGAGTAAGAATGCAACTGTCATGGTTCATGAGGGTTCAGCATTTGAGGCAGGTAAAACTTCGGATGTTATGAAAGGTGTTGACCATTTGAAAAAGTTACAAGTTAATATCAATAAACTTATGGCAGAAGTTACCAACAAGGATGAAAGGTTTTGGGAACTTACACAAAGGAATGATACTTACTTCAATGCGGAAGAGTGTTTAAAATATGGTCTCATCGATAAAATTATCTAAACCTATTAATGGTAAACCAGTTTTTGATGGTGAATATAAACCATCTAATCTTGATAAAATATTCGATGATATAGTTTTAAGAAAAGACGAGATATATCCACCTAATACTGAAAATTACATTGAAGCAGATTGGGAACATTATCACGATAGTGTAGTTCTTGAAAAGTTTCCAAGTTTAGTTTTTGTAGTTGAGTTGGTTAAGGATTGTTTAGAATCTATTGATGTTGATTGGAGTGATTATTATTTCAAAAGTTGGATTAACATTTGGCCAAAGGCTCAATCAATCGGAATACATAATCACAATGGTGATTGGCATGGGAATTATGTTATAAATGATACAGGCACTTCTACATTTTATATGGATGATGAAACTAAAGAAGTTAGAGAGTTTAAAAACTACAATGGACACTTCATCATGATGGATTCAGATGTAAAACATTGGGCATCACATAATCCTAAGAATCAGTTTAGAGTTAGTACTGCATTTAATCTGATGAAAGAAGAAGATTTGAGAGATGAAGAAAGAAAAGTTTCGATAAAAATGAAAAAAATACTTGACAAGTATAGTGAAAAGGCCTTATATTAAGGGGTAATAAATTGGAGAAAAATATGGTAAAGACTATCAAAGATGCACCTAAATCTAAAGAAGATGTTATTAGTTATATGGAAACAAAATATCCTAAGATGACATCTGAGTTTAAAAGGATTCAACGAGAACAATACGAGTTGTTCTTGAGAAAACAACATGATTATGGTCCACAAAATATTGCAGTTGGTACTGCGTTGATTAATGATGAAGATAAGAGATTGTCCTTGATGGGTATTTGGTTTAGGATTAATGATAAAGTAGAGAGAATCAAAACTCTTATCATGAGAGGTGATGATGGTTCACTTGAAGATGAGGGTTTGGTAGATAGTTATTCAGATATATCAAACTATGGAGTTATGGCACAAGTAGTTGCGAGTGGTAAATGGGCAAAATAAGTTATAGTCAGTTCTCACAATGGGATAAATGCCCACATATGTGGAAGTTAAATTATGTGGATAAACTTGGTACATTCCAAGATAATATCTATACAATCTTTGGTACGAGTATACATGAAACCATACAGGCATATCTCGTTTGTTATTATGAACGAACAATTAAAGAGGCAGATTCTTTACCACTAATTGATATCTTCCAATACAGAATGGAAGAGAATTACAAAAAAGGTATGGAACTTTCAGAAGAACCATTACCAGTTACACTTGAAGAAATGAAATCATTCTATCAAGATGGTATTAATATTATCAATGAGTTCTTGAAAAGAAAGAATGGTTACTTCCCAAAGAAAGACCATGAGTTGTTAGGTATCGAGTTAGATATTGATTTTAATCTACCAAAGAATCTAAAGTTTATTGGATATATGGATGTTGTGATACACAATAAAAAGACTGGTAGAGTAAAGATTGTGGATATCAAAACATCTACACATGGTTGGAACAAATGGCAGAAAGCAGATAAGAACAAAACTAATCAGTTATTGTTGTATAAGAAATTCTTCTCAAAACAGAGAGATATTCCAGAGGATAAAATAGATATTGAATATTTAATATTGAAGAGAAAATTATATGAGAATATGATTTATCCACAGAAACGAATACAGATATTCTCACCTGCTAGTGGGAAACCAAGTATTAATAGGGTTATGGCAAGATTAGAAGAGTTTATAACCGATTGTTTCGATGAGAGTGGAGAACATAATCAGAAAGATTACAACAAGATTGTTTCCACTAAAAATTGTAAATATTGTGAGTTTAAAAACAAACCAGAACTATGTGATAGGAAAATGCTATGATTAATCCGACAGTAAGATTTTACTTACCAGATGTACTGAAGTATGGAAACACAAATAAAATCTCAGAAATATTAAATCACACTCATACTCATAGAGTATTTTTTTGGTATGATAAGGGTGAGTTAGAACAAAAAGAAATAAAGTTGTTTGTAGATGAGTGGGAAAAGGTAAAACATCAAAACTACAAGACACATATTCAACCATACTTTTCTGATTTACAAAGAGATTTTATATGGTATGATTTTATGCCACACTCTAAAAAGGTAGAAAGAAATTATTTTAGATTTAGTTGGGAATATACTACACCAGAAACTATCGATGCAGGGTTAGATGAATTCAAAAAAACATATGATTTTGTTACAGATTCACAACAACCACAAAAGAAACAAAAGAGGAATGATGGCGAAGATAGCAATTATAGGTAGTAGAGGTTACACAAACAAAAGAAAAATAAGAGAGTTTATCTTCAAGTTGAAACAACAAGTAGGAGATAAATTAGAAATAGTAAGTGGTGGAGCAAAAGATGGAGCAGATAAATATGCAAAAAGATATGCTCTTGATTTTGATATAAAGTATTCTGAGTTTCCACCATATCATGAACCACATAATATTCATTGTGTAAAAGAATCATTTAGGTTTGGTAAACCATATAATGTAGGACATTATCATAGAAGAAACAAAGATTTAATTGAGTATAGTGATAAAGTGGTTGCTTTTTGTACAAATGGAGTGGTTACAAACGGAACTTTATCAGCATTAAAACACTCAGAAAAAATTAATAAAAAATCAATTATTATTGATTAAAGTTATATTTATTATATATACATATATACATAACAAGAGGTTAAGATATGAATGAAGTTAAGTTGACTTCGGTAAAGGTTATAACGGAGTTATATAAAAAGTTCAAGAATAAAACGATAGATGATGAGTTCTCACTACAAAAGTTAGTGAACAGAACACTTGATAAGTTTGTCCACGATGAAGAATTTTGTAAAGAAATATTAGAACACGAAAATCTTCACCAAAGTGGGAGTAAATTTTAATATAAACAATAAGGGTTATAGATGTCAGTTAAATTACCAAAACTAAAATCAGTTAAAGCAAGACCGAAGAAGAAAAAGATACTATTATTATCAGATGATTTAAGAATGTCAAGTGGTGTAGGTACAATGTCAAGAGAGATTGTAATGGGTACACTTGATAAATATGATTGGGTACAAATTGGGGGTGCAGTAAAACATCCTGATGAGGGTAAAACAATCGATATGTGTGAGGCAGTAAGAAATGATTATGGAATAGAAGATGGTTATCTTAAAGTTTATCCAGTAAGTGGGTATGGTAATCCAGATGTATTGAGACAGATTATGGATATAGAAAGACCAGATGCTATTCTTCACTATACAGACCCAAGATTTTGGGGTTGGTTGTATCACATGGAACATGAGTTAAGACAGGAGATTCCAATATTCTATTATAATATTTGGGATGATTGGCCAGCACCACAATACAATGAATTTTTCTATGAGAGTTGTGATTTGATTATGAATATTTCAAAACAAACACATGCAATTGTAAATGAGGTTGCAAGAAAAAAACCAAGAACAGATTGGGATTGTACCTATGTTCCACATGGTATTAATGAGAAAGATTTCTATCCAATTCAAGAAGAAAAACAATTGATAGAAATGAACAAATTTAAAAGACAAATTATTGGTAATCAACCAACAGATTTTATCTTGTTGTATGTAAACAGAAACATTAGAAGAAAAATGGTTGGTGATTGTTTATTAGCATTCAAAACATTTCGTGACCAGTTACCAGAAGAACAGAGAGATAGAGTTGCGTATGTAATGCATACACAACCGATTGACCAACATGGTACAGATATACCACACTTGATTGAAGATTTGATGCCAGAGTGTAGAGTGTATTTTAGTACACAAAAACTTGA